GCCATCTTCCATTTCTAAAACTTTTCTTGCAAATATATCGGCGGTATTTCTTTTAGTGTATAGTTCTCTATATACAAATAAATTATTATCGTAATCTACTGCAAACCATAAACAACATGCAGGTGAACTATATCCCCAGTCTGCTGCTCTAAACCTCATCCAGTTTCTAGGAATGTCAAAAGGCTCTATTACATGAATCTGTCTATTAAATTCAGGGAATGAAGAACTTTCATATGCATCCCAATCACCCTCTAAGAATTGTTTCTTTTGTACTTCAGGCAGAGATGCTAACATAGCGTAGTAGTCATCTGTCTGCATTAGATAAGGATTGTCTTGTAACTTTGCAGGTATAAACTTTCTTGATATTTTTTTAACACCCATAGGTGTTGGTATCTCTACGTCAAATCTTTTGTTTGATTCACAAGGGTCAACAAACATTTCTTTTACCCAAAGTGAACCAACATTTCCCGGATTTCCTGTTGCTCTCATATACACAGGTATTTCAGGGTCTACACTTCTTAATGATGAACGAAGAAAATTATATATATCAGGTGTTGGATATTGTGGTAATTCATCTATACCAATCCAAGTATAAGACTGTCCTTGATATCTTAATGCATCAGTTAAGTTTTCTGCATATCCAAATTCTATTCTAGCACCTGATGGGAATCTCCATTCTTTTTCTTGTTCTCTCCATTTAGCTCCAGGATATGCTTTGGAATATAATTGTTGAGAATGATTTATTAAATCTCTAAGTTCTGGCATTGTTCGTCTAATTAACAATGCTCTGTGATGTTGTTTATCACAATAACGAAGTGGGTCTACTAACATAGCGTAGGATTTACCACCACCTCTTGCTCCACCATAAAATACTTCTCTTTCTGATGATGCTAAAAAATCTGATTGTGGTCCTTGGTTAGGTTGAAAGATTACATCCTTTTCTTCAAAAGCTTTTTTTATTGTAGGCGATGCTTCTTCTATATCTTTAGTATCTATAACTGTTTTAACTTTACCCTCTAAAACAATATCTAAATCTTTTATTTTTTTATTTTTAGTTTGTAGTTTACTTCTTTCTTTATCTAATTCTCTTTTAGCTTTTAATACTCTATCTCTTTGATAATCTAATTGTTCTCTAGCTGATTCTCTTGCTTTCTTTTTTATATTGTTTTTATTTACAATCTTGTAAAAACCTTGTCTTGTAATTTTTCTTTTTGTTTTAGAATAAATATAATCTACACACTTTTGAAGTGACTGCCCTTTTTTGTGAAGTTTGATTGCCTCTTGTAATACATCTAATTCTTCAGGAATCGGAAGAACTATCTTCGGGTCGTCTTCTGATTTTTTATATCCAAAAGGAATTAATGTACCTCTTATTTTTTTAGGTTCATACATTCTTTGGTGGTAATATAAATATCCCGTGTTGGACTTTGGCATTTACATCAATGCGTTCTGTTTTAGATATTCCAACTCTATCTAAAATTTGTTTAGCTGCTTCTAATCTAACATTAGCACCAGGAATACTTCCGTCTTCATCTAATGCATTTACCATTCCCATAACAGCTTTTGGAGAATGTGTAGCTAATACTGCTTCTGCTCTTTCTATTATTTCTTGTTTTAAAGATTTAACAACTGACTGATAATTACTCTCATCATATCCCGCAAGTTTAGCAGCCTGTCTTGGATTACCATGAGCATCGCTAAATAAATGTTTTAAAAAACTTTCTTGCTTCTCTGTTATCTGTTTACTTTTTTCAGGAACTAACATTTCTTACCTTTTGTAAATGTCTCTCTGTTCTTTCTTTTAACCACTCAGGAGACTTTCTAATACCTACTTGTTCTTCTATTTGTCTTTCTTTCATTTTATTACGGGCAGCACTTATCATCTGGTCTCTACCTTTATGTTCTGCTCTTTCAATAAAACTTAATCTTGGTGCTGTAATTATTTGTTCTATATTTTTATCTTTTAATAATTTTTCTCTTTCATCAAAAGATAAAAGTTCATCCCAAACTTCTTTTGTTTTTTTATTTTTAAATGTATATAGTGGCATTACTTTACTATCTCAAAATATTTTTTTTGATATGCATTTAGTTCTTGTATTGTATTTACTTCTGTGTCGTGTTCACAAAGTTTTTTATATAATATTTTATCACTCAACCAACTTCTACCATTCCAAAATTCAAATCCATCAAATCTAGATTTATATATATTTGACTTTTCATATCCGTAAGCTAAATAATACTTTTTACATTTGTTTTTGATGGACCAGTCTATCTCGTATAAAGTTGCATATGTTCCCATTCCTAATTTTGGATGTTGATAATCCCAAGCAAACTGACCCGTTAGAACATGTTTACTATCGAAAACTTTTAACTCCGTAAATGCTATCGGTTTATCTTTGTGATAATAGATAAAATATTTCCAATCAATGTTGTCTTCTTTTTTAAAAAACTCACTTTCTTTTTCAAAGTCCGTTTCATGAAATTTTTTATATCTAATATATTTTTTATAAATATCGGAAATAGTAGTGAAAAGTGTATCATCTAATTTATCATGTACCTCTACTGTTATATCTTTTTTTCTTAATATCTTTCTTTGTTTTTTACTAAATGTAAATTTTTTTAAAAGTAATCTTGTGTTCCTAGCGTTAATCCAAGTTAGTTTATCTAAATCTGTGTAGTACCATGATAAAGGTATCCATCCATTTTCAAAAGCCTGACAATATTCTTTTTCTTCAAAGTTAGCTAAAGCTAGAGAATAAATTAAATCGTGGTTAGTTAGTTTGCCAGTAATATGGTCAAAGAATAATTTCACTAAGGTCTTTCAAACTGCGTCATGTATGAATCATCAGTTGTGACATCTTCCTCTCTAGTATTCTCTACTGTATAAAAATTTTGGTCTATCTTATATCCTGGATTTTCTGTTAGTCTTTTTTCCATAAAGGCATCATCATACCAAATAGTTCTGTTGTTTGGATATGCAAAAAAGTTTCCGTCATCCATTCTAAACATGTGGGCGCATTTGTGTTCAGGGTCTTCACTAAAGTTAGTATCTAACATTGCTGCTTTGTTTTCCCATGCCCAGTCTATTGTAAACATGTATGTGCCTTTTCTTTTAACACCTTTATAGTCTACAAGTTCTGCTCTCATGTTTGCTAATCTATTTCTTCTATTAACATCAACATAAGGTGAAAAGCAATCCCAATACTGATGTATATTTAAATTATGTTTGGGTGCATCTTTCTTCCAACAAAATGCATGGATAGGTCTTCGTGTCCAGTTTACTCCGTTGGGTAATAAACATTCAAATAATAATGCTCTTCTCTCTAAACTATTTACTGTGTGTATATCTGCAAAAGTATATTCGCCATGACCTTTTTGATGGTCGTATAAATATTCATTTCTTATGTATGCACTAAATGATGGTAAGTTGTGATTTAAATATGCCACTTAAATTAATTACGCCCTTGCACCTTTAACATACTTCTGACTTTTTGGTGGACTTTTTTTAGAGCCACCTCTACCTGCCCACAAACATTTGTTTGCCCAGTACGCAGCACTTGTCGGACCTTTCGCAATATTCTTAGCGTGACGAGCCTTAAATGACTTCCTAGCTTCTGGACTGTAGTTATGACCCATAGAAGCGTCACCGAAGCGAATAAGCTTGGGCTTCCCGTTAACGAGTATTCCAACCTTACCTTTCTTACCGCCTTCAGTACGGATGACACAACTGTTAAATCTTTTAAGCCCATGCTTTTTTAAAAAATCTTTTTTCTTTTCGGCATCCGACTTTGCCATTTATTAATCTCTTCTATAGCTATCTAACTTTTTAATTTTCTTTTGCAAAGTATCAAATTTATATTTTGGAGCTGACGAGCCTAGTGGTGTTTTACTAAAATCTTTTTCTGTTTTCTTTTTAGACTTAACTTTATTCGCACCTCTTTTAATTAAATCTTCAGCCATTAATTTACCCTGTTTCATTTGTTTTAGTTTTTTATTTTTTATAAATTCTTTTGCTTTTTTTAAAAGTGAAGGTGTAAATTTTTTAGCTGCTTTGGCTACTCCTTTTCTAAGTATAAAGGAGGCTGCTGCTGTAACTCCAACTCCTATTAATGGTAAAGGCATTATGCTCCCCCTTGTATTACTAATACAGCAATAATTATTGCAACAGCACAAACAAGAGCCTTGCCCTTTTTGTTTAAGCTATTCCATTTATTTTTTATATCAATCCATTTATTTGCTAGATAGTCCATTATGTCTTGCCTCCTTTTTTCATCGCATTTTCTTTTGCCTTTACAATTATATCTGCTCTAGTCACTTCAGGATTATTATCCTGTCCTGCTTTCACAGATGCCATTCCTAAATCAAAGTTCTGTGTTTTATTATTTCTATTATCCATCTTTCCGTTAAATTTTTTATCGTTCTTCATGATACCCTCCTATAGGCTCTTGTTTTCTTTGCAATGTTCTTCGGTTGCTTCACAAACTGTTTTCCCTGCTTTGTTCCTTTTCGCTTTGCTCTTGTCGTTGCCGCATATTCTGCAGATGTCAGGCTCTTTATCGCTGCCTCTGGAAGATACCTCTCTCCCGTCTTGGAAGAAGGCTTTCCAGACTTTGTTCGCCACTTCTGTTTTGTCCATGACTTAAGACTTCTTTGACTTTTTGCTAGTGCCATCGTGCATCCTCTTTAATTTTAGTTTAGCCGCTTTCGCCAATCTTGCCTGTTCAAATTTTCCTGCAACTTTAGCTCTCTGCTCCAACACTGTGAGTATTTGAATCTTTCGTGCATAAGGCTTATTAATATTGATAACCTTTTTAATTGTGTCTTTCGCATCCTGCACTGTTGCATATTTGATACTGACAGTATCTTTAGGGTTTTCATCTGTGTATAGTCTCCTATCTGAACCTTTAGGCTTTTTACCTGTTCCTACTTTTGGGTCTTTTTTTTTCGACATTCTTTATTGTACCTTTATTTTTAGAAGCATAGAATACTGCCTTTGCTTCTTTGCCATAAGTTCCCTTCATGGCTTTCATTATCTTTTTACCCTTTTCGTTTAGTGGCATTTTTTGCTTTGCTAGGTAATAATCCTTTATTGACTGCCCTTGCTCGTTCAGAGAAGCCTAATTTTTTACCTTGTTTAATTTTTTTTCTAATAGTTTCTACTTTTGCTACCATTATACTTCTCTCTCCAGTAGTTTTTTCTCTGAAGCTGTCTTACTTGATACTCTAATTTATCTATACCTAGGATTTTTTTAATAAAGGCTAACATTTTAGTTACCTTGCCCTCTATATTTCTTATAGGACCTGCGTTTATGTTTGTTCATGGTGCTAAATCCTATTTTACCCCTACCGATGGTAGTTCTTTTAGGAATAAAAACTATATTCGTTGTTTCTTTTTGTTTCCTAGGCAAAGATTATTACTTTTTCTTAGCGTTTAAGTAATCTTTTAGATTATCAAAACCTGCTTTCTTTACATCTTCCATTGTAGCAGTGCTATACATCTTACCCTTATAAGAAAAAGTTGATAGTTTTCCTTTTTCTTTTCTAGCTTTAGCAAATGCTTGGTTAAAAGTCATACCGCTTCCGCCTTTACCTTTGTCTCCACCGCTTTTCATAAGCATTGCACCACCACCTAATGTACCTACACCAATAATTAATCCTGGAATTTTACTTTTTGTTCCAGGTTTTGTAGTTCCTGTAGGTGTAGTTGTTTTAGTTGGTGTTTTTTTTGTAGTAGTTTTCTTTGTGGTAGTCTTTTTTGTTGTTGTTTTCTTAGTTGTAGTCTTTTTTGTTGGAATCCTTGGATTTTTAGTTTTATTTAAAAAAGATTTTTGTGCATTATTAATCTTAGTTGCATTTTTTGTTAAGAAACCTTTTGCTAATCTTTTTTTTACTTGTCTTTTAGCCACTGTAAGTCCGACCTGTCTGACAAGAGTTAGAAAAGCGGGTAGTGCTATGAGTTGTATTGCCATTATTTGTATCCTCCTCCTGCCTTCTTATAGGCGGATGCTAACATTTGTGCCTTTCTGGCACTCCATTGTCCAGGATTTCCGCCCTTGCCCCCTGCTTTAATACGATTAAACAATCGTTTACGCATGGTTGGTTTGGTATAGTTTCCTGCTTTGTTAACTGTTGATTTTGATTTCATGATTTTTTACTAATAAGCCCTTCCGTAATGCCCTTCTTTATGATATAAAATGATTATACTATATGTGTGTAGCCTATTGGAATATAGGCTTATTATAGTTATTATATTATAGGCACGAATTTTCAATCCGTCAACCCTTTTTTTTCTTGACATATCAGATATCTGTATGTACAATAGTAATTGTACCCCGTGGGAAGGTCCATAGGTAATCTCTTTTGCTTCCTTTCAGAGGTTAACATTGGAATGTTATTGTTTTTATATCCTTTTCATAGTAATATTCCATGGGGTACAAAATATCCCCTAGTGTAGGCGAACTCAAGTTCCCTAGAGACACCCCCAGAACCCTCAGTTGACAACTGTTTTCCTTGATTTTAGCGGAAGCTCGTATATATACATATACATAGGGTGGGGTGGCG